GTACCATCCAATTGGACGGAAACGCATCAACTTGTCAACGATTGGTCCGAAGATGACATGTGGCTCTTCAGCAACTGCCTCTGCGAGTGCCTGCTTACCTGCAACGAGTGTACGGAATACACGTACGCCGCCTGTAGCGTTGACATATGAAGTTGTACCGAATGTACCTGATGCAGTTCCTGCACCTGTACCGTCAGCAAAGTTAGCCATACGTGGAGACTCTACGAACATAGCACCTTCGTATGTTCCGATTGTTCCTGGCCAGAACTCAGATGCACCTGTCTCTGAGTACTTGTGGTCATCACGCCATCCGCCTGAGCCAGTTTCGGCACGGAGATCGTGTGAGACTTCTGGGTGAATACCAACGTAGTAGTACTCGCCCTGACGTGGGACAGCCTTGTTGGCACGTAGCTTGGCAACTGCCAAACGGATGTCACGAGACTTGATAACGTCTGTTGAGAGGATTGACTTCTGAGTTGTACCGTTTGTGTATGTACCTGCAAAGGTAGATACAGCAGAACCGTTAACTTCAGCAATTGCGTTTGTTCCACCAACGAGGGTGCCAAGTGCAACTGTGTCAAGTGAGTCAGCCATGTTGAACGCGATGATGTCAGCAATTGCTGGATCTACGTCTGATAGCGAGAAGAGTTCAAGTTTACGTGTTGCGATTGACGCATTTCCGTATTCCTGAAGTGTTACTGAAGCTGTTGTTGTGTTACCGAGAGCAACTGCGTCTGGATCAACTGTTTCAGATAGTGGTGTTACAGCAGCTGTCAGATCTGTGTAGAACTGGAAGACTACTGATGAACCAGGCATAGCCTGTTGTACTGGCTTCTTGTCCGCAATATCGCGAACCATTGGCACAGCACGAAGAGCGAACTCAACATAACGATCATAAGCGGTCTGTACTAATGAAGTACCGAGGGATCCGCTAGAGGTATCTGTATATGAATTAGCCATTGTGTGTCACCTTCTTTCTATAAAGGATTGTGCTTGGATGGGTTTTTATCGTCGGAAACGCTGGCTTGGCGAGCCTGTCAATGCGTTAAGCTCTTCAAGAGTCTTAGCCCCAGCAATCTTTGCGGCCAGATCCTGGTCGCGTGTTGGGGTATTTGCATTTTGTGACGCAGCGTTAATACGCTGATATGCTGCGGCGTTTGCTTGTGTTTCTTCTGATGTTGGAGCAGGTTCTTGTCCAGCGATCTGGAAACCGAATACATCGGCGTTCTCTGATAGCCAGGCATCAACTGCTTCAGGCGTTGAAATATCGCCAGGAATAAACTTGGCGACCTTTTCTGGTACGCCTTTACTTGCCAATACTTCTTTGACGGAGCGACTACGAAGGTCTGACTGGATTTGCGCTAACTGTTCAGACAGTTCCTTTTTTTCTCTTTCTGCTCGCTTTAACGCTTTGCGGAGATTTGCTGGCCCATTATCTTGCTCAGCTTCTTCTGTAACGAAGTCATCTTCGTCATCTTCATATTGGTTTGCCATGTGGCACTCCCTTTCGTTGATTGAGACGCAGGCCACAAGTTCTCTCAGGGGAAAGAGGCTTGGCTCCTACTACCAGTCTTAATACGCGTTATCGGTGCTGGTGGACCGTAACGGATTCTATTTATTAGGTAAGGCCGCTGGTATCAGTAATACCTAAGCTGCCTTTGCCTGAGCCTGATGAACCTGAGAAGGCGGAGATTTCTTGAGTCTTAAGACGAGCAAGTTCTTGCGCTGCTTGCGCTCCGCCTGCTGTGCCAAATGTTGATGCTTGCAACGCACCGCCAACGCCAAGCGTTGGAGCATTAGCTGCGTAACGTTGGCTAAGAGATTGTATGCCAGGAAGTTCTTGACCAATTGCCATAAAGCCTTGTTGTGCTTGGGCTTGTGTTACACCTTGGGCAGCAAGAGCTTGAGCGTTTTGAGCGCTAATATCAGTGCCTTGCTTTTCTGCTTCAGCACCAATCTGTGCGGCAGTTACTTTCTGCTGAATGATATTTGAAGCAACGGATGGGTCAAGAAGGTGCATTGTTAAGTCGCCAGTAGTGAGGCCAAACTGGGCTTGAAGTTGCTGCTTAACAAATGGATCTTCTGCGTTAAGTGCAGTACGGGCAGCTTCAACACGCTGCTGAACCTCAACAGGAGAAACATCTTTGGCAATTAACTGACCAAGATAATTTGTATCATTTAGAACAGATGCAGGCAATCCCGCCTTAATCATAATGTCTTTATATGATGCTTCTGTTGCTAGATAATCTGCTGGGCTAAGAACTGGGAGTCCTTGCTTTAAGCGTGACTCATTTGCAGAAAAGCGCTGCTTCCATTCATCTGTTGTCTGCAATTCAAGTATGGCTGTTGCTTGATCCATACCTTGGTTAGTAATAAAATCAATATACTTTGCGCCAAGTTTACCAACACCATATTGGTCAAGAAGTTGCTGTCCAGCAGTTTTCCAGTTGGTTTGTTGTTGTGCTTTTGCAGCATTAGTTTGCGCAATCTGGGTATTAAGTAGCGCATAACTTGCATTGTTTTGACTGCTTAATTGAGTTTGAAGATTTGATACCGTTGCCGATAATTGATTAATTGCATTGGTGTTTGCTTGGTTAAAATCAAGATTTGCTGGAACTACTGTGCCAGCGTTGGTTGTTCCTGTCGTTGTCGTTGTGGTTGTGGCAGCAGGTGGGGTTACTTCAGCAGGTGGGGTTGCTGGCGCAGCAGGTGCTGGAGTTTGATTTATGGTGCGCTCCATTTGAGCATCAGTCATAGCTGGCTTTGCGGCTGGTTTAGCAGCGGTTTGTTGATTAAGTTTGCGTTCCATTTGCGCGTCTGTCATTGCCATCATGCACCAACCTTTCCGAACATCTTAAGCAAGTTGTCCACACCACCCATAACAGAATCACGAGCATTGTTGGTATAGCCCCAACGTGGATCTTGCTTAACCTGTGTTTCAAACTGATTAAGAGTTATTGGGTTTGGATTGTTTGGATCTGTGCCGCGCAGGGCATCTGAAACCATTTTGCCATATCCATTTGAAGAGCTTAAATCAATTGAATCTGATGGGAGTTCAAGAAGATTTGAAAGGCTGTTTATGTAAGGATTTGCTAGTGAACGAAGAGTAATTCCAGCATCTAATTGTGGCGCATAAGCCTTGTAGTTTTGTTTTGCCTGGTTGATAATATCTTGTTTCCAAGTATCAATTGTTGACTTGCCAAGCAAAATACTTTGCGCTGCATCGGTAAAGTAATTATTTCCACCGCTAGTGTTAAGACCATTTAGGCCATAATCATTAGCCATGCCTTTAAGTTGTGACATATAGCTGCTTGCTTGGCCACCTGGTAGCGAAATGTTGATTTTGCCAACTTGAGCAATATGTTGTGAAATTGCTGCGGCATCAATTCCCTTGCCCCAAGATTGATCTAATGCCCATTCTGAAAGACTGCCAGTACGAGTAATAGTTGGCCATGAGCCATCTGGGTTTTGCTTTAACTCTGGACCAATTTGATCTGGTGTAAGTGTCTCACCGTTTTGTGCTGCAACGCGAGCGATGTATTCACGCATACGGTTGTATGAGTTTGCATAATCGCCAGGGGATGAAATACGAGCAGTTTCGGCATTTTGCCATGTGGCTGAGTTATTCTTAGCCCATGAGGTATTAAGGAATTCCGCTTTGAAGCGTTCAACATTCCAACCACCAGCCATAGCATCTTGGAATAACTTTTTAAGAGATGGGTCTGAATCAATCAGTGCGGCTTGAATACCATACTGTGCCATAAAATCAGCAGTTGTTTTAGGACCTGTGCTGCCAGTAGTGGCAGGGCCTGTTGCCTTAGCACCTGTTGCTGCTTTAGTGCCTGTCGCAGCAGGCTTTGCTGGACCGCTTGGTGCGGTTGTTTTGGCACCTGTAGGCCCTGTTGCTTTAGGACCTGTTGGTCCTGTTGCTTTTCCAGTAGCCGCTGTCGCGGCAGTTTGAGCATCGGCGATTGCTTTTCTTGCAGCAGCAAGCTGTGAATTTGCGGCAGAAGATCCTGCGGCAGCACGGGCTTCAAGTTCTGTAAGTTTTGCTTGTGCTTCTTTTGCTGTTTGATTTGCTTTTTCAGCACCAGCTGTAGCATTAACTTGTTGGACTTTGGCCTGAAGCTCAGGATATGATTTTGTAATTGCGGCAAATGTTTCTTCTGCTTTTTTGAAAAGGTCAGATCCGACTGGAGCCGTATCAAGAATATTTTGTGCTTGTTTAGCCTGTTCTTTTGCATTTTCAAGAGCAGCATTGGCCGCTAATGAAGGATCAGCAGCGGGGAAATTAAAAGGTTGTAACTTTCCAGGCGTTCCAACTGCAATTGGGCTTGATACTGAAGGTTTCTTTTTATTCGTAGCCAATTAAAAACCCCCTCGGAATTGACCCATTGCGGATCTCATAGCATCAAAGTACGATGTTGCAGCGTTGTAATCTTTAGTTTCTGTTCCTTGACGAACAATATTGCTAACAAAATCTTGCTCGCTTAATGGCATTTTTTGTGTGGTTACATCTCGTACTGGAGTATAAGGAGATAGCCCAGTAGTACCGCTTGTATCGTAAATAGACTGACGAGTCATAATTGGGTGAGTCTTTGCATACTCAAGAAACTTTTGATGATACTGTTGAACCTCTTGAGCCGAGGCATTACGACCAAGAAGGCTTTGGTAAACTTGATTTGTAACAAACTGAGTTGATGTAATATCTGGTTGTACAAATTCAGAAGTATATGTAGGAACACGAGTTTTGCCAGGGACAGGACCTGTGCCTGCGGTTGTTGGGTTATAGACAAGCCCAGAAGTATTCCCAGTAGTTACGGTTGAATTATTCTGGCCAATTTGAGGTGCAGTTGATGCAACCTTCATTGGTGCTTTAGCGCCAGTAGACATCTTTATCCTAACCTTGAGAACACAGAATTGATAACTGTATTAAGTTGTGGCTGGTCATTTCCTACTTTTTTGAGGAATGTCTGCCATGATTCGTTTTCAGCCTTAGTGTATTCAGTAGCGCCAGAAGCGCGGAGCTGAATAACTGCCTGATTATGTTGAGTCCAAGCATCCATCAATTGCTTGACTGGAAGGGCTTGGCTACCGTAAGCCTTGCTAATGTCAGCATCGGACTTACCAGCAAACATCTGTACAAAGTCCTGGGCAGCTTGTGAAGCCACATGCTTCTTGGCAGTGCTTGTGTAGTCATCCCACCAGATTGGGTTCATCTGGCCATATTGGTTGACAAATGCTGACCAAGCTGCACGCTCTTGAGTTTGGGATGCGCCAGCGCCTGCAAGGTCTGCCATGGCTTTATCGTGGCCTGCACGTTGAGCTGATATAAAGTTATTTCCAGCTGCTGTATAATAAGACTTTAGGAAGTCTGCTGGCGTCTTATTGGCACGAAGGTGCATCTTGATGATCTCATCGTGAATAGCCTGGGCATCGCCTGCACCGCTGGTAACTTGTGGAACTAAGAACGCAGCGCCAACAGCATTTGTGCTGCTAAGAAGGGCTTGATTCTTTTCAATCCAGTTAATGGCAGCGTCTGTGTAAGGCATTGTTGCACCTGGTACAGATCCAATAGATTTAGAGATTGTATAAGATATTGCGCCTGTTCCATGCTCAGCAACAAACTTATCAAGTGCTTCTGAGTAAGTCATTGGCTTGTTAGTGACAGGTGAAGTCTGCTTGAGAAGAGTATAGAATTCTTGACGCAATCCAGGATCCTCATTGGTAACTGCTGGAGCTAGTGGGCTAACAGCACCAAGAATTGCCTTCATAATCATTATTGATTTGGCATTGTTCTTAATACGATCTAAGAACGCTTGTTTTTCAACTGGTGAGGCATCTGCCGCAGGGACCTGACCATGTGCAGCGGCAGAGGTAATTGCCGAAGTAATGGCATTGTAGAAAGATGTTTCTGTTTCTTTTGCGTCAATTGCATGGTAAACAGTACGAGCAACCGAGTTAGGCATTAACTGGTCAAAGTATCCCTTGGCAAAACCAGCACCGCCAGTAACCTTCTTGATTTCACGATCAAGGGTAGGATCAAATGCGCCAAGGGTATTGGCAGCAATTGAAACAAATGGCGATATACCAGGAGTATTGAACTCTGGGAGTACGGTCTTAAGTGACTGCAAATCACCTGTTACTGTAATTGGTAGGTTGCCTACAACTGGTAGTCCAAGTTGATTGGCTGCATTGAGGAACATACCACCAAGTTCACCAACAACTGGAAGCGTAATATGCTTCTGACCATTTGAGTCAACCTCTACAAAGCCTGGGTTGTTGATGCCCTGCTGAACCAACTGGTACTGACGAAAAGCCTGTGGGTTGGTCAAGATAAGGTTTCCAGCACGGCGCATAGCCTGCTCTTGGGCAAAGTAGAATGGTAGGTAGTTACGAGCCAAGACTGAGAACTGTGTGCGAAGTGAAGTATTGTGAATCTGCGGAACCATTGAGAATGATCCACGAGTCATGGCAATACGGAGTGCTTCTTCTTCGCTTAACTTACCTGTATTGACGGCCATTTGCAATGATCGCATTTCATTCTTAACATGGTTAAAGAACAAAGGCTCACGAGACATTCCGTTAATGATTGGGTCAATCACATGATGAAAGCCAAAGTTAGTAATGCGCTGTTGAAGGTTAGTACCAGGCATTTCACGGTAACGCTGACCAGCTACAGCGCGTGGGCGTTCACCAGGCTGTAATGCACGGATCTCGTCAAGGGTTGGCTTTTCACCGTTAGCAACTTTATCCAAAAAGGCCATATTGACCTTATCGCCTTCGCGACCAACAAAAAGATTAAGAATATTATCTACGCGATCAAATGCAAAGTCATCTGCATTTTCTGAATACCCAGCCATAAGACGACGCTCACGGGCATATGGGGCATAATTTACATCGCGGATTCTTGCTGCTTCTTGAGTGCGTACAGCATCAAGGGCTTCTTGGACTGACTTGCCTTGTGTAAGTTGATCTCGTAGATCACTTGCAATTTGACTACGTGATGTTCCAGAAGTTGTCTTTGAAAGTTCTGTGTAGTAATGAAGGTCAAACTCAGGATCCACATTGGTATAAAAACTGTACTTGCCAACAGGAACTAAAGGATTTTTTGTTACTCCATATACACTACGAAGTTCTTTTTGTAATTGCTTTCCAGTTAAACCACCATTGCGTTCAGCTTGCTGGCTAACAACCTCAGATAACTTGCGATACATTTCTTGTTGCTCGGTAGGAATACCGTAGCCTGTAAGAGTAGCGCCTGTTCCCATGTGGCCACGAGTAGCAATAGCAATCCTAGCAGCTAAATCAAGGTCATTATCAGATGCAAGTTTTGTCAAACCCTTGGCATATAATTTTTGAATTCTTTTACCAGAAACTGCATCAGCAGCGTCAGCTAAGAATTTTGCTGGGTCAGTACCTTGAGAAACTGCATGGGTGGCATTTTCTAAAATTGCATCCGACTCGCCAGCAACAAGTTTATAGTTCATTTTTTCAGCAGCGGTAGCAATCTTTGATTTTGCTGTTTCAAGCACACCAAAACGGAATACTGCTGGCAGAAGTTCTGATGCAGCAATACGCAAACCAAAACCTGCTGTAAGTAGGGCTAATGGTTTGAACACACTATCTGTATAAGCCTTGGCTGCAAAGTTATCAATCTTGCCGTAAATCTTGCCGTATGTGCCAACGTTACGCATAGCGCTCTTGACTTCACGAAAATCTGGCAAAACAAACTGGCCAGCGTGATCTTCATACAATCCGCGTTGGTAGGTTCCTGCCGAAGATGATCCTTCGGAAACTTTGTCGCCAGAAAAATAGCCGTGACCAAATTGGTTTTTATCAATAGGGCCTTCAACCATTTGACCAATACGATCGTGCATTTCTTTGACAAATTCTGTGCTATCTGGAATACCAGCAGCCTTAAGCATTTCATTAACAATGCCTGCGTAAATCTTTTTCTTTTGTTGAATATCTGCTGCATTTGCAAACTCAGTTACACGTTGTTTAGCCAACTGGTCTGACATGGAAAAACGAGCCATGCGGTAGATTGGAACCAAAGCAGTTGGGTTATCTGGGCTAAACTTGATATTAGAAAGTTCTAAAGTCTTATCATCAATAGCGTATGGTAGGTATCCGCTAAATGTACGGACCTTACCCGCAAGTGCTGACTTCCAAGCATCTTTATCAAATGGTCGGAATACGACAGGAAGTATCTTTTGCTGTTCGGCAGATTGTATAATTCCTTGAGTAATTTCACCAGTATCTGGATTTGTAACAGGGCCTATTGAAGCCGTAAATCCTTTACGTGGCACAAAGAAATTTGCTTGATTGGCACGTAAATAATTAACATCGTTTGTATCCCACTGGCGGAGTTTGTCTGCTGCTGTAGATAGCGCAGCACGAACTACTGTACGAGATGGTACAAATGAGGCAGTAGTTGAAAGATAGTTTTGGGAAAACTCTGCATCACCCATTGTCTGCAAGAAAACTTTATGAACATCATCACTGGTCATTGTGCCAACTTTTGCCTTGGCATCTTCCAAGTATGGAACCATCTCTTGAAGTCCAGGATTTTTAATGGCAACTGTTGCAGAACCATTAACACCGTTCATGTCTTTAGCAATATTATCAAGGGAGCGAACATAACGTGTTCCAGCTCCGCCAAATATGCGGTCAATTACTGCTGGGTTTTTGCCAGCATTGTAAAGATTGTTTAACTGTTCAGATGAGCCAAATGTTTGTAGGCTGTTACGCTCAAGAAAATTTTGAAGAGCAGGGATGCCTTGCTTAAATGCCAACTTATTAGTAATAACATTAACGCCTTCTTCGGTCTTAACCGTAAGGTACTTGCCTTGGGCAATGCCAGACTTGGCCTTAAGACCAACTGCTAAAGGATCAAGGTTAACGTCAAATGCTGCATCGCCAATACCTGATACGACTTTGCCAAGACCAGTATCTGTGTTACGTAAATCGCCAAGGCCAGGGACTTGTGCAAGAGCATTTGCAAAATCACGTCCTGCTGAAACTTTATAGTTTGGGTTGTTAGAATCATTTAATGAATCACGATAGGCAACGCCAAAGCGGCCTACAAGGTTGCGCTCAATAGCGCCTGCAAGATCGGCACCTGCGGCTGCGCCTTCAGGTCCAAAAAACGCACCAAGGCTTGCGCCACCAGCAATACCTGCTGTGGCTAAAAGACCTTGAACTACTCCATGTCGTGTATAGACAGAGTGAATAAATTTGTAATCGCGCTGGACTTCCTGCAATGGTTTATTAAGCCATGTTAATGCACTACCAACAGCTTTAGCCGCTCCGCCAAAAGCAGACTGCCAAATGCTTTGATTATTATGAGTAGCTTGATTATCATTCAACGCTTGTTGAAGTGCGCTTACATTGTTTGCGTGTAGCAAAGTTGTAGCAGAGGCATCTGGGTTAGATGATGTAGCAACATCGCCAGCAATAGCAGGATTGTTTGCAAGGGCAGGGTGATTAGCCAGTGTCTGATTAAGATTTGTTACTGGATCTGCCATTAGTACACCTGATTAAATCTTTGCGCCAATGCTCTCAGTGCTGGTGAAGCTGAAGGGGAAGAAGCCATTGCTTGGATTTGTTCTTTGGCTGTTTGATATTGTGAGACATCAGCATTGCCAAGATTAAGAACTCCAGGACCAGGACCAGGGCCAGATGCGGCACCTGCGGTTACAGGCTCAAGTGGCTTAGCAGTTGGTGCCATAAGTGGTGTAACAGATGGTTGAACGGGTTGACCGTTACCAGCAGATGGTGCTATTGGCTGCTGTGGCTGCATAGAGGCAGCAGTCGCAGGGCTTGGTGGGTTGTTGGTCTTGGCCATTGGTGCAGAAGCCTGCATATCCATTAGCGCTTGTCCATCTCCGTAATTTGGCATACCTGCCACATAACGAAGTGCTTGCTTTGATGCTGGACCGCCATCGGTTCTGCGCGATTGTGCGCCTGGGCCTGATGTCATTGCTGGCTTATTTGCCTGTGGCATGACTACTCCCCTTCTTGTAATGTCTCAATGGTTCGGGCTGCATACTCGTGGAAGGATTCTTTATTATCCACGAAAGTTGCTTGGTGTTCAAACATCTGAGTCAAGATGTCAAACCCGCTAGCTATATCAATTAAAATTGCTGCTGTTGTGTCGGCGAGAAGGGCAAAGAAATCCCACTTGGTTACCCGCGTTGGTACTTTGCCCAACTCGTCGGACATTTAATTACTTACCGCGTGGCTTGCTTGCTGTTGTGCCTACGCCTTTTGTGCCTGAAGGTTGCTTTGAGTAAAGTACATTTGACATTCCTGTACCTTCTGGTCCGCGCTTAGGCTGCATTTTTGTCTTCTGTGTGACAGCTTGGGATGAACCCATACCGCCCTGGTTCTTTGGTGAAGGAACCTTTGTAGTCAATGATGACTTCATTGTTGCCATGGTGTATCTCCTATAGGGGTTTGTTTTGATCGCCAGAAACGTTAGGCTGGCGACCTTCTGGATACTGACGCAGAAAGCGCTGGTTGACCAGAAGATGAAAGTCCTGCTAATAGATTCTGCAATGCAGAACCGCCACCTTGCGGTGCAGGCATTGGCATACCACCTTGCGGTGCGCTTTGTGGTGTAGGAGCCCCAGGGGGAACCTGTCCAGGGGCGCCTTGCGCCTCGCCTGCGGTAGCTTCCTCTGGGGATACTGGTTCGGGAGCAAACGCTGTGGCAATAACATCTTCAATGTTATCTCCAGCCATGCGGCCCTTAATTGCTGCTGCAATTGCTTGAATTGCTTTTGAAGGATCTTGTCCTTGCGCAGCCATAGATGGAATTGCTTGAGC